TAAAGATTTCTAATATAATTTTCAAATAGTTTTAGTGCAACTTGTTCGATTTCTTTTTTAGACGCTTTTTTGATCTGTTTTTTGGCTTGGTCAAATTGTTTCTCCATGAAGATTCCGTCAACGAACATCCATTCTTTATTCTCCATAATACCATTTACAAAAGCACCTGGAGCAGAAGGGTCTGCAACAATGTCGGCCGCAGTTGCAAGTCTTAGATCGTCTTGTACCAAATTGTAACCCTCTTTAGTCTGTACTAAAGATCCTAAAGCTCTTGAAGAAACACCACAAGTAACATCATTTTCTATAAAGTTCTTAACGATTTGACCATAAGGTGTGTCAAGAATCAAAGCTTTACCATAAAAGGTATTTCCATCTTCAACTAGAGAAAGAATTTTATGACTTACTCTTTCTAAATTAATTGTTGGAGTGTCCGGATGACCAAGTTCACCTAACGCACGATTCTGAGAAATGAATTCATCGTTATACCTTTGAACTTCATTTCTTAACGTGTCCATTTTATACATTCTATTATTTTTGTTGACAGCTTCACCAACCAAAAATGTACCTTCAATGTAAAGTTTTTTACTGCCGTTTTCAGCAGCTTCATTAATATACTTTACATTTTCTACTGTTTCTCTTATAAGTTTCATTTTACATTCCTGTTAAAGCAGGGTTATAGGTAGCGACTTTACTTACTACAAGAATAAGTGTACCACCTGCACCTGAATTTGTTACGTGTATATTTGATGATGAACTATTAGCAATAGCAATATCATATTGAGCTAAAGGCCAATCGCAATTTCCACCACCAGTTAAATCTAATACTAATTCTCCACTAGTATTATTACCTCTATAAACTTTCCATGCACCATCGGATTGTGACATTACATGTGAAATAGAAGCATCTGTAATAGTTTCATCTGCACTTGCAGACAAACTTCCAAGTGAAATTGTTGTAGCAGTATTTCCAACTACACGAATTACTGATTTGCTTCTTTTATTATTTACGATTTCGTATGGCATTTTATCTTAGTCCCATTGATGCACGCCTACGCATTGACATTTTTCTTTTCAATAAAGTACGGCGTAATTTAGCTCTTCTTGTTGTTTTCCATGAGCGTTTTAATAAACGCGCTTTTCTTAATCTTTCTATTGCAGGTATACGTTTTACTGTATTACCTGATACTCTATAACCTTTAATACCAGAACGTCTTACATTTTTCTGTACGACGATTCTACCTTTTGCATTTCTACGAATTCTACGGCGAATTTTTTGAACTCGACCCATACGAATAATGTTTGGGTTTCTTCTCTTTACAGCTTCAACTAAATCTTCACCTTCAAAAAAAGAATCAACTACTTCTGTTCTTTCTTCTTCTAGTTTCTGTTGTATCTTCTCAGACATTAAATTGTCAAAGCATTTTTTTGCTTCAACAACATTGCCTTCTAAAATTAAATCAACTAATCTCATTTTACTTTACTAAAAGCAAAACTTGCAACTTTTTCAAAGTGTGCAGGTGATTTATGTACCATGTCTGACAATTTCTTTTTATTCTCATCATTGACAGCCTTGTGTACTTGTGTAATAGCCGAAGCTGTGTAGTGATCCACTTTTCTAGTTTGGCCATTAGCAAATTTTACAGACTGTGCTTGTTTACCCGTAACAATTTTATGTAATGTATCCATTACTGCTTCTTCCAATTCAACTTCCTCAGACTGAATTGCAGAATCAATAGCAGTACCATATGGTACTGTAAAATGTTTATCTAATTTTGAATTGTAATATAAAGCTACTTTTGTTTTATCTGGGTAAATACGAATAGCTTTTCTTTTTAACATTAACACTACAGGAGGATCTTCTTGTGTAATCTTAGAAGAATCTGCTTCGATAATGTTTTCCTCTTTTACATCTGCAACTGGTTGAGCATTCTTGGTCATCACAATTCTGTGAGCTGTTGTTTTTATAAATTTTGGTTTACCAGTTTCTGGATCTGTAGATAATGTCATTTTTCTATCAGAAGTATCAATTACACCTTCTTCGATTTCATTTTGTTCACGAACAGCTTGGCGAGTTCTTTGAAATATTTGTTTATTGTTACTAATCAAATTTACCATTTTATTGAATAGATTTTGAAGAATCATTTTGTCAGCATTATTAAACTGTGGTCTTTCTTCTTGCATCTTATCAAGAATTCTGTGAATTCTTTGCAACTGTGCTTTATTTGCTAGACCAGCTCGTACTAACATGTCGAACTTTGTATAGTCCGATTTTTCTTCTTCTACGATAGATTTAAATTCAAGTAAGGATTTCATTTATATCTTTAATTTTGTTTATTGATCACCCATAAGTTTTTTCAAGTCTATCTATTCTATTAACCGCTCTATCGCCAAATTTTTTAACCATACGATTTGCAGTTTGAGATGATTTATATTTACCTGATTTTGTTACGTTTTCAGGACCTGTAGGTCCTCCAGGATGATAATCCTGTTCTTTACTTCTTCTTGCTTTATATGCGTTAGTAGCCGTCTTAAAAGAAACTTCATCAAGTTGTTCACCGTCATGCTCTACTTCTTCTGCGTAGGCTTCTTCATCGTCGGTAACTTCTTCCGTATTCTGAACTTCTACTTCAGATTCTCCAGAATTGCCGCCAAACAAACTTTTAGCCAATTCTTTTTTCTGACCGTCTATTGCTTCAAAAGCTCTTGCGGATAAAATATTATTCAAGTTTTCTTTTGCAGCGGCTGCATTACCAGCTACAACATTATCAATAAATTGTGAAATATCCATGTTTTTCTCCATTATCGTCTATTTAGTATTGATGTATACCTATCTGTCTGTGCATCTAATTCTGGTGTAGGTGACTCAGAATTTCTATCATCTACAGTATTGTCAACAGGTGGGTATTCATCTGGTGATACCGGTGGTTCTTGTTGTTGACCTAAAGTGGGACCACCCAATCCTTGCTCTTGTTCGGACTCAATTTGTTCTTGCATTTCTTCAATTTCATCATCTGTCATTTGAAGAATCTTCTTCTTTACAAATTCATGTGAGAAGTATTTGCCAATATATGGATCGACAAGACCCACCATCTGCAATCGGTTTTGTAGTAATTCTGCTTCTCTTAGTTCTGTAAAATTATTATCTTTTTTATAGTCATAAGTAATAACTTCTTTCCATTCTTTCCATTCTTCCGAAGTACAAATACCCTTAAGTATTAATTGTGTACCTAATGCTTCAGTAAAAATGATTGAGAATTTATTACGAAGTCTTTGAATAAACTTCGCAAATTTTAATTCATCTCTTGTGATCTCTTGACTACGACCTAGACCTGCAAAACCACCTCCACCTTGTTCATCCAGTCTAGAAAGTGGAACATTTAGTGCATTAAGAAGTTTCTTTTGAAAATACTTAACATCTTCTAATTCGCCAAGATTTTGTCCTGCTGGCAATGTTGTAATTTCTGTTCCTTTACCACCTTCACGGCGAGGTAACCAGAAATCTTCAAGCATCGACATGTGTTTACGGTCATCACGCAATTCGCCTGTGGATGCATCATAAACCATTTTGTTACGATATTTAACCATGACATCACGTAGATATTGTTCAGCTTTACCTTTTGGTAAATTACCTACATCAATATAAAAAATTCTACGTTCTGGTGCTCTTGAAATACGGTAAATAACAACCGCATCTTCAATCATTCGTAATTGATTAAGTGGTTTGATTACTTTGTGTAGAAAAGAAATTACAAAAGTATTCTTTGCATCCATCAGACCAGAATTGATATTAATAACCGAATCTGGTGATATTCTTAAACCCGAATTAGTTGATGAAGTGTAATTTTGAGTGGTTGTACCTCTATCACTATAAACATAATATTCAGCCGTTGAAAGAATAACAGTAGCTCCAGTTTTTGGATCTCTACCAGTTTTTACTTCACGAACCTTTCTTATTTTTCTTGGATCAATGTAACGTAATTCTTGTATACCTTCTTTTGAATTTTTCTCGTTTACTACAATATGATAGTACATTCTACCATCTATGTACCATCTTTTAAATAAATCAGAAGCTAAATTTGAAAAATTTAAAAGACGCAATACTGTTTCAAATTCCTCAGTAATTTTCTTTTTGATGGAATCTGTTGTTTTCAAATTATCTGTATTTACATCAACAACTCTCTTATCAGTAGAATATGTA